GTGACGCCTCGAAAGGCGCAGAGGTGACGCCTCGAAAGGCGCAGAGGTTTTGGATTGACAAGGAATTGAACAGCGGCGAGACCTCACTCTCACCGCAAACATCGGGGACAACGTGTCCCCATTACTTTGTCAACGCTGCAAGCACTTTGCGGGCGGTAGCAGCCTGCGCGTTGAGGGTTTCCCCGTCAAACAGGGCAAGGAACGCCTCAGCGGCCTTCAATTGGGCCTTTGTGGGCTTGAATGGGTCAGCCTCACGCTTGGCGCTCACCTCACCTGCAATGGCCGATACAAGCCGTCCCAATGCCTTACGACAAGCCTCATAGTTGGCGTGCGTCTTATCGAGTACCAATGAACCCTTGGCCTTGCCTTCGCCCGCAAGCAGNGGCACGCTGTATTTCTTATAGGAGGCAACATCGGCAAGGATTGCCAAGCGGATTGCCTCACGTGACTTACCGGCGTACTGCATACGCAAGGATTCGATGCCTTCACCATATTTGAAAGCGGCATCGATAACTGAATGGATTGTTGAACGTGTCATGATAAATACTCCTGTATATAAAGGTTAAACGGCAATCAATATCGATTGACAGTTTGTATTATCCGCCNCCCCCATTTTGATCGGCATATTCGATTCTTAATCGGGGGCATTTTGTCCCGATTTTCCCCATTTTCGGGTTATTCTGACCCTACCGTACCCCCACGGCCCTCCTTTGACCCATACTGTGCCACTCGACCATGAACACTGTTTCCCACCCGCACCCAGTAATTCCTGTAAATCATTTGACAAACTCCAATATTAAAACCCACCCCCATATTAAATAAACAGGCCAGTCCAAAATTTTTTATAAAAATTCAAGAAAATCACGGGACAAAAAAAAAGCCCCCAGCGCTAACCGGGGGCTAAGAGAAGTCAATACCTCTCAAGGAGAAGCAAACGCACAAACAACACTTGCTGCTTGCACACTCACTCAAACGTAGTGTACATTACGCGTAACGAGGCTGCAATGGTCTACGCATATGTTAGAACACCTGATTGATTTTGAACCAGAAGTGGGGATGCCCACAGATTTCACGCCGATTGAAAAAGCGGACGTGACTCAAACTGTTGACGCTAAAGCAAGCACGGCAGACTGGTTGAAGAGTTTGGGTGCAGTCGATACGGAAGAAGTGGTCAGTCAAGCTCAAACAGAGGCTGCGCGTAAATCATTTACGCACATGGTTACTGCCGCTCCTGCGGAAATCACGCACAATGCGCTCGCCGAAGTCAAAACGCCAAAGGCAGTTCAGCATTTNGTTGGGATGCTCACAGCATACGACTGGGAGTTTGTGCATCANGCGCAGGCNATCCGGGGATACTGCGTGGCCCAACTGGTGGAAGAAACGAAGAACCCCAGCGCCAATNTACGGCTCAAAGCTTTGGGNNTNCTGGGCAAGGTGACTGAGGTGGCACTGTTNACGGACAAGATCGAGGTCAANCAAGCGGAGATGTCCGACGCGGAAATTGAACAGCGCATCAAGGACAAGTTGAATAAGTTCATGCAAGTTATTGATGTGGTTGATATTTCAGCCAAAGAAGACACCAATGAATCTTGAAAAGTTCACTTCTATAAGTGCACGGGAAATTGAGGCCATCAAGTTGGCCCTCCCAACGCTGACTACCAAAGAGAAGCTTGAACTGCTTGAGGATCTGGATGTGCGCGAGAAACGCGCAACGCTTGCAGCGGCCAAGACCAATATGCTGGGGTTTGCCTCGGCAGTACCCGGGGTTCAAGATCGGGCCACACCACAAGAAGCTGGCAAAGATCTTCACTGATGTGATCGAGGGCAAGAAAAAGCGCGTCATCATCAACATTGCACCTCGGATGGGTAAGTCTGAGTTCAGTTCCTATTTGTTCCCGGCATATTTTCTAGGGGCTTACCCTGAGAAGAAGATCATCATGGGTACGCACACGGCCAGTTTGTCTGAGGACTTTGGGCGGCGCATCCGAAACTTAATCGACTCGGAGGAGTACCGTGAGATCTTTCCCCAGACCTTGGTCGCAGACGACCAAAAAGCAGCCGGTAAGTGGTCTACGAGTGCTGGGGGCCAGTACTATGCTGCTGGCGTTGGCGGGGCTTTGGCTGGTCGCGGCGCTGATTTGTTTGTTATTGACGACCCCCACTCCGAGCAAGACGTAAAGATCAACAGCCATTTGGCGTTCGATACGGCGTGGTCTTGGTTCCAGACCGGCCCACAACAGCGCTTGATGCCGGGCGGAGCGATCATTGTCATCATGACGCGCTGGAGTAAGCTCGACCTGACCGGGCGGCTGATCGACTACCAGACCAAGAACCCAGATGCTGACCAGTGGGAGATCGTTGAGCTGCCCGCGATCCTGAACGAAGACACGGACAACGAGAAGTCGCTCTGGCCCGAGCAGTGGCCGCTGGAGCAGCTCAAAGCCAAGAAGGCTAACATGGAGCCTCAGTACTGGAACGCCCAGTACATGCAGCAGCCCACGTCCAACGCGGCGGCGATCATCAGCCGTAAGCTCTGGCGTATTTGGGAACAAGACGACCCGCCACCTTGCGACTACATCATCCAGTCTTGGGACACGGCGTTCGAGACAAAGACGCACTCCGACTATTCGGCGTGCACAACGTGGGGCGTGTTCTACAATGAGGAAGAGCACAATACCGCACAGATCATCCTGCTTGACGCGTTCAAAGACCGGATGGGGTTTCCCGAACTGAAGCGCTATGCGCTCAAACACTACAAGGCGTGGGAGCCAGATGCGTTCATCATTGAAAAGAAAGCTGCAGGAGCCCCGCTCCTACAGGAACTCCGGGCGATGGGCATCCCAGCCCAAGAAACAAACCCNTCCCGAGGAAACGACAAAATCGCTCGNGTCAANGCTNTTGCGGATCTATTTGCGTCAGGTATGGTCTGGGCTCCNGATACGCGTTGGGCCAAAGAGGTGATCGAGGAAGTTGCATCGTTTCCAAACGGGGACAACGACGACTACGTGGATACGACCTCACAAGCGCTCATGCGCTTTAGGCAAGGCGGCTTTATTCAGTTAGACTCCGACGAGCGCGACGCGCCTGCAATCTTTCGCCGTCGCACAACCGCATACTACTAAGGATCACTATGGCCTCAAGTTTTGATAAACCGCTGTACAACTCCCCGGCTACGATGGCCGCAGCACAGCAACAGTCCGAAGAACCGATCGACGTTCAGCTTGAAGGCGAAGACGATCACGAAGACATCGTTGAAGAACCCGAGGATTCGCCCGAGTTCGCGGCCAACTTGGCCGACGAGATGGATGAGTCAGCACTCCAGTCACTGGGCATGGAGCTGTCAGGCGACATCGACAACGATCGCCAGTCCCGCAAAGAATGGGAAAAAACCTATGTGATGGGTTTGAAACTCATGGGCCTGCAGTACGAAGAACGCACCGAGCCCTGGATGGGCGCATCGGGCGTGTTCCATCCAATGATTACGGAAGCTGTTGTAAGGTTCCAGTCAGAAACGATCACTGAGATGTTCCCAGCCCAAGGGCCGGTGCGCACAACCATCTGGGGCAAAGAAACGCCTGAGAAAAAACAAGCCGCCCATAACGTCGAAGAGGACATGAACTACGAGCTGGTCGAGAAGATGCCAGAGTTCCGCCCTGAGATGGAACGCATGTTGTGGAGCTTGCCCGCTGCGGGCTCGGCGTTCAAAAAGGTGTACAAGGATCCCAGCCTCGGACGCCAAGCTTCGATGTTCATCCCCGCAGAAGACGTGATCCTGCCCTACGGCACGACCGATCAGCGCATGGCTCCCCGTGTGACGCACCAGATGCGCATGCACAAAAACGACATTTTGAAACTGCAGGCCACTGGGTTTTACCGTGATGTCGACCTGCCAGACCCAAGCAAAGAAACAGATTCGATCCAAAAAGCCAAAGACCAAGAGACTGGGTTCAACGACATCAACGACGACCGCTACACCCTGTACGAGTCGCTCGTGGACTTGGATCTGGACGGCTTCAACGATGTCGATGAGAACAACGACGAGACAGGGATCGCATTGCCCTATGTCGTCACGGTCATCAAAGATACAGGTACTGTCCTGTCCATTCGTCGCAACTGGAGAGAAAATGACCCGCTTAAACTCAAGCGCCAACACTTCGTACACTACCAATACATACCCGGTTTCGGAGCTTACGGATTCGGTCTATTCCACCTCATCGGGGGTTTTGCTAAATCGGCAACCTCGATCATGCGCCAGCTTGTTGATGCCGGTACGCTCTCCAACCTCCCCGGCGGGCTCAAGTCCAGAGGTCTTCGCATCAAGGGCGACGATACCCCGATTGCTCCAGGCGAGTTCCGAGACGTAGACATTGGCTCCGGCGCGCTGCGCGACAACATCTTACCGCTGCCTTACAAAGAGCCCAGCCAAGTTCTTTATACGTTGTTGAACAATATCGTTGAAGAGGGCCGTCGCTTCGCGGCCACTGCGGACATGCAGATCAGCGATATGTCGAGCCAAGCCCCGGTCGGTACGACTCTGGCCTTGCTTGAGCGCCAACTCAAAGTCATGACGGCTGTTCAAGCCCGTGTGCACTACGCGTTCAAGCAAGAGTTGCAACTGTTGGCCGAGATCATCAGAGACGACACGCCAGACGAGTATCCGTTCCAGCCAGAGAAGGGTAGCCGTAAATCCAAGAAGAGCGACTTCTCGCACGTGGACATTATCCCCGTGAGCGATCCCAACGCTGCCACCATGTCGCAGCGCGTGGTGCAGTACCAAGCCGTGATTCAAATGGCCCAGATGTCGCCTGACATCTACAACCTGCCCGAGCTGCATCGCCGCATGCTGGAGGTTCTGGGCGTCAAGAACCCAGACAAGTTGGTTCCCCTGCCGGACGATCAAAAGCCGATCGACCCGATCTCCGAGAATGTGAATGCGATCAACGGCGTGCCGCTCAAAGCGTTCCAGTTCCAAGATCACCAGTCGCACCTGCAAGCGCACATGGCGGCGATGCAAGATCCCCAGATCCAGCAGATGATGGGCCAAAACCCCAAGGCTCCGATGATTATGGCCGCGATGCAAGCGCACATGGCCGAGCACGTAGGGTTCGAGTACCGCCGTCAGGTGGAGGCTCAACTGGGCATGGCGTTGCCAGAACAGAACGAACCGCTACCCGCACAAGCCGAACAGGCAATCGCCGGGCTCATGGCTCAAGCTGCACAACGCGTGTTGCAACAGCACCAACAAGAGGCTGCACAGCAACAAGCCCAGCAGCAGCAACAAGATCCGCTCATCCAGATGCAGCAACAAGAGCTGCAGATTCGCCAGCAAGAAGTGCAGATCAAGCAACAAGAAGTGCAGATCAAAGCCCAGCAAGCACAGGCACAAGCGGCGATCGAGCAGGCCAAACTCCAGAGCAGCGCCCAGATGCACGCACAAAAACTGGCGTTGGAGAAGGAAAAGATCGGTGGAAACTTCCAGCTTGGTGCGATGAAAGTGGGTGTGGACGTTCAAAAAACCAAACACCAAGTTGCTTCACAAGAGCAACAGTTCGGCCTCAAGACCGGGGTGGAGATTGCCAAACACAGGAAAGAGCAACGCAACGCCGAGCGCGGCGCAATGCTCAACACCGCAGCCGATCTGATGAAAGCCCAGATGCAAGCCCGGGCCAAACCCGCACCTAAAGGTAAAGAATGATCCAAGAATTCGCACGCGTATTGCGCGACCAAATACGCAAAGACTTAAACAACTACGCTGACGATCTCGCCAGCGGTATGTGCCGTACTTTTGA